TCGCCTCCTCCAGCGGTTCGCCAAGAAAGCCCCATCTGATTGCAATTTCACCCGCCTGGTTCAGATCGAAGTGGGGTTCCGTGAAGCGCAACGCTCGGACTACCATCGCTCCATCGCCGATCCTGCGACCGACGACTGCCCGCAGCCCGGTGTCGAGCTTCACGCACGAGTATTCGTCGCAGCGCATGCCGGTGTTGACCGGCACGATCACGCTTGAGGTGTTGCGCAGCGTCTGGTTGAAGTCGATCGCGTCACGCTCGATCTGCGTCACGTAGCTGTTGTAGTCGGCCGTCTCGGCGTAGTCCTCCAGCAACGCGGCGGTCAGCTCGCCGACGTAGAAGACCTGATCGCCCTCCACGTACGCCTTGACTGTCTCCCCGGCGTTGCGCTGGATGACCTGGCGCGGCCTGGCGCGAACCGGCGGCGGCGAGTCCTGTGAGCGACCGTTGTTGGAGCTGACACCTGGCGGGCGCCCGGCGTTGTTGTCCTGCGGCTGGCCGGGACCGGCCGAGAACGGCACCGCACCCGGCATCAGGATGTCGTCGTCGCCGCGGGCAAGCTCGCGCTCGCGCTCCGCCAGCGCTGCTTCGTAGTCGTAGCCGAGCGCCTCGACCACCCAGCGCCGCGGAATGTCGCCGCGGTCGCGGGCTTGTAGCAGGTTCTGCCAGAACACGGCGACGTTCGAGAGGATGATCTTCGGTGCCCAGATCGACGGTGCGCCCATCGGGAACGTCGAGCGGTTGCGGGTTGCCGTCTCGTCGTAGAACGACGCTTGGGCGTGGCGGATCAGTTTGCGCCGATCGCTGGACACGACCCTGGCGGTCAACTCCATTTCGTTCGTAGCTCCCTGCGTGCCGGTGTCGCCAGGCACCTCCTCGGTCTGGCGCATCAGCCCCATCTTCAACTTACGCCCGACGAGCTTGCGTTTGTTCGGGTTCAGCAGCTCGTCCAGCTTCGGCGTGATGATCTCGATGGCGAGGCGGTGGTCGCCGACCATTACGCCGGAACGGGAGGCGTGGCGTACCTGCTCCATGAGGTTGTCGATCTCGGGCTGCTGCGCTGGCAGCAGGTCGGTGCCTTTCTTGGCGACGACGATGTAGTTGGTACCACCCTGGAGCAGCGCATAGTCCATTATGTTCAGCAAGCGCTTCGCCTCCAACAAGGCGAAGTTGCGTGTCAGGAACGGGCGCGCGTACGCGACTGCGCCCTTGGGAGCGGTCGTCCGCGACACCATTCGCGGGTTCATGGTGTAGAGCGTCAGGCCGCGCGACTCGGGGTCGCCGTCGTTGTACGGGATCTTGACGCGGCCGGTGAACAGCGCTGCCGCGATCGGCTCCGCCATCGCCATCATCGCCTTGCGCCCGGCCGACGTGACCGGGTTCAGAAACTCCTCAAGCCAGTTGCGCAGGCTTTGCTCCTGCGGATAGAACGCGAGCTGACCCTGGCGCATGATGTCGTTCGTGATGACACGGATGTTCTCAGCGGGCAGGATGCCGACGTTCGGCACTTGGAGCTGGGCCTGGACGGCGGTGTCGGATTTGAGTGGGAAATACTGCAAGCGCTGCCTGGCGAACACCGTCACGGTCGTGACGGAGGCCGCGATCAGGAACTCACGGTACATTTCCTCCAGCACCGTCTCCAGGTCCATCTCGGTCGTCGTCGGACCCATCATCAGGTTGAAGAACTCCAGCGTCCTCTCGTCGCGGTGCTGGTTGACGACGCCGTCGCCGAACGCTATGGCGATCATCTCGCCGATCACGGCGCCGATGTCGTCGTCGGTGTCGGCCAGGCTACGAGCGAGCTTGATTTCGTCTATGACCGACTGCGGCGTCCGAAACGGCGTTCTGGCCAGCATCGAGCCTTGCGCCGAGGTTGCGTAGAGCTGGAAGCTGGAGGGGTGGCCGAACTGGAGGCCGCCTAGCTCGACCCACTGGTCGCGGACGTACTGGAGGATCTCGTGGTCCGGCAGGTCGGTCCTATTGTCGATGATCGCGCCGACCGGCTCGGTGTGCTCGTAACCGGCACGCATCGGCGGCTGCGGGACAGCGGGATAGGCGCGCTCGCTCATGCCAGCTCGCGCTCCTGCGCCTTGACCTCAACCGTCTCGCAGGGCCGCCCGCAGTCAACGCAGCGCACCGCGAGCTTGCCGAACGCACGGGTCGCCTCAACGTCGGTCCTGACCGGAGCGGCACAGCAGCGTGACCGCAGCTCGTAGCGTGGCTTCGACCCAGCCGTCAGCATTTCTCGGAGTAATCTACGCCGCATCCAGCAACAAAACGGCCGCCGCGGCTGGAATCTGGCGCTAGCCGCCAGCAATCATGGTGTACGCGCGGCTAATCACCCACTGGGCCTCGAAGCGCAGCCGCTCGATCTGGCGCAGCACGCTGGCGCGGAGCTGTTTCGCCTCGGCGCCAGCGTCGAACGGCGTCGCGTCCACGATCCGCTTTGCCTGCAAGATGTCGTCCTTCGTCAGCCGGTCGCGCGTCTTGCGCGGCAGCGCCACCTCGTAGCCGGTCATCTGGTCGATCTGTGTGGCGAAATGCGCGACCAGCGCCTCCAGCCAGTGCAGCGCCTCCTCAAGCTCGGCTGCCGCGGCGGCGGACCCCAGCAGGTAGTCCTCCAGCGCCCCGACCTTCTCGCGCGGGCCTTCGCCGTTGAAGGTCGGCGGTCGCAGCGGCAATGCGCCCGCGAGCGCGCCCCTGATCTCGTCCACGTTCACGCGGCCACGCTTACAGCGCGATCGAAGACCGGCTGCTGCGGCCTGGCGTAGACCTGCTCCTCGATCTGGGCGGCGTGGTAGGCCATCGCCATCGCGCGGGCCGCGTCGAGCATGTGGAAGGCGCCGCCGGGCCGCTTCTTGAGCAGCCCGATCGCCTTGACGCGCTGCTCGGTTTCGCCCTGGAAGTCGGCGATCAGCTTGTCGTGGAACGGCAGCAGCATGTAGCCGGAGTCGATGAAGCCGCGCAGGTAGCGGGTCGAGGCTTCGATCATCGTCATGCGCGCCACCAGCGACTCGGCGCCGGTCCACTTGTCACGCACGACCTCCACGATGTGGCCGTACTGGTCAACGAGCTGCTGGCCCTGCTCGCTTACGTAGTTCTTATCGACCGAGACGGGCACCTTGGCGTTGAACGTGTAGCCCTGCGCGACCTCCTTGAGATGTGTCGGGCACTCCTCGTCGTCCTCCATCGCCTGGTAGAGCGGCAAGCCGAGGCCGGTGATGTCCTGGCCGAACGACCGCAGCGTCAGCCCGTACTGGCGCGCGATGCGGTAGGTGATCTGGCGGATCTGCTTCTCGCGGAAGCGCCACAGGTGCAGCATGCGAACCAACTGGAGTCGGCTCTTACGGTCGCGGTCCGGCATGACCGCGAACAGCATGATCACGGTCGGGTCGTTGACAAGGCCCACGTCCATGCCCGCGTAGACCTGCTGGCCGAGGCTTTCCGGCAGGTCCAGCAGCTCTGAGGGGTCGCGGGCGTCGCCGAGCGTCTTGTCCACCTCCTCGGCCTGTAGCTCCTGGGCCTGGAAGATCGTCGTGTTGTAGCGGCTGTCAGGGTCCTGGTCCATGCACGCGATCAGGCGTGCCGTCGCGAAGAACTGGTTGAACGCCTGGCCCGGCTCGCCGAGCACGTTGCGGCGGTAGTCCGGCGAGTTCGTGCCGCCGTACATCGCGGCCGTCGCGGCCTTCTCCTCCGACCCCCACTTCAGGGTCTGCAACCGCGTGATGTTCGTCACGCCGTAAGACGACGATTTTGCGAGCCTGCCGAACGTGCCGCCCTGCCCGGCGCCGTGGACACCGTAGAACGTCATCGTGAAGTCGTAGGCGCCGGTCGGCCCGGTGTGGTCCTTCATGACGGTCGGGAACACCTCTGTCCAGCCACCCTCGCTGTAGTCCTGCGCCTCGTCAATCAGCAGGTCCACGACGTGCTGGCCCTTCACGCCCTTGCCGTCGATGTGCGGGATGCGGCCGACGATCCGCGTGCCGTCCAAGAAGTCCACCTGGAACGGCCTGTGCGTGATGCCGGTCTTCTGCGCGTCGCGCTTGAGGAAGTCGCGCGTCAGGCGCGTCTCCATCAGGCGCCGCTCGACCTGCTGGGTCAGCGGGTCGAGGTGGATGAGCTGCGGCGCAGTCAGCAGCATGTCCTCACCGAGCCGCCGGAACACGTGCGACACGGCCCTGGCCTTGATCGACTCGGTCTTGCCGACATCGCGAGCACAGGGGGCGATGTTGTAATTGCGGCGCGGACGGAACAATGGATACTGGTAATCGCGGACAACATAAGTTCCACCGTAGTCCGTGTTCAGCGGGTCCTCGAACAGCAGCTCGGCACAGAGCACCGGGTCCTGTAGCTGCGCGATCAACGCCCAGTCGTCATCGTCCAGCAGCCACGTGCCTTCAAGCGCCGTGATCTGCTTCTGGCCGTCAATCAATCCGAGCTTGCCCTTGGCCATTACCGTTCAGCGAGAGTTGGCCCGTAAAGCTGGCCACGGCGACCGTGGATCTTGGCGTAGCGGCCCTGAAGCTGGCGCGGTGTCCAGCGGTTCAGATGCTGCGGGCGGATGATGTAGCCGTCGATCGTAAGCTGGCCATGCGCCGACGCCGACAGGATTGCGCCCTCGCCGGAGTCGAGCACGCGGCACAGCTCAGTCAGCAGGTGTGCGCTTGATCTCGTCAACGAGGTCGTCCCAGACGCTCAACAGCACTTCGCGCACGATGCAGGTCGTGCAGCCGCAGAACGGCGCGTATTCGGGCGAGTCTTCCGTCTCGAAGTCGGCGCTCTCCTGCCAGGCTTCCATCGCCTCGAAGCAGGCGTCGAGGTGCTGCTCGGCCTTGCGCTGGATCTGCGCCTCGAAGTCACGGGTGCCGTTCGTGCTCACAGGAAGCCGCCGGGGTTGAAGATGCCCCACGCGACCGCGAACAGCAGCGCGATCAGCACGAGGATGACGCCGACATCGCTGTGGCCTTCCCAGTCGCGCAGCTTCGGCGGCCGTGCCTGCTTGCGCAGCACCACGTCCCAGCGGTGCGGGTCGTGCGCCCAGCGCCGCGCGTACGGGCCAACGTGATTCCAGGCGCTACCGAACACTGGCCATTCCTTCAGTTGTCCCCGGTAGCGCAGACATGTTCCCGTTACAACCGGCCGAGATACAGCTTCCCGGTCGTCTTCGCCCACTCTTTGTCCTTGGCTTCGAGCCGGGCAACTTCGCCGTTGAGCCAGTCGAGCACCGTTTTCGGCGTCACGTCATGGTAGTTGCGGTCCTGCGGGTCGCCCCGGTAGAGCAGCCGCAGCCGCCAGCTCAGCTCCTTGAACACGCCCTGATACTCCAACACCTGCTGGGTGATGTGGATGCCGCGATCGTGGGCGGCGCGCTTCAGTGTTTTCAGGTAGCTGTCGAGCGTGTGGGCGCCACCGGCCTCGCGCGTCACCTTGTCGATGCCGAGCGCTTTCTCCAGCCGCGCCAGTTCGACCGCCGACGCGGTCAGCGTCTTCTGGTAGGCGGCGAGATCGTTGCCGTCGAGATCGACGCGCCGGTACGAGCCGGTCGGCACGCCGAGCTTGTCGAGTTCCGGCTCCATGCCGTTGATCGCAACCTGACAGCGGTACAGGACGATCTGCTGTTGCAGCAGCGCGCCCAGGTTCACGAGATCGTTATGCTTGATGAACTGGTAGTCGCCGGTGTACTTGTCGAGCGCCTTGTTCCACAGCTCGACCTCGTCCGGCGTCTGGAGGTGCAGCTTACCGCCGGACGGCAGGTAGACCGCGTAGTCCGCGACCGTGACCGTCCCGCCCATCGGCGCTCCATTCACTGACATAGCGGGCAGTCTCCGATGAAGTGTCTGGTCATGCGCGGGTCGAGGTCGATGCCAGGGTAGCTGATGGCCACACGCATGGCCGCTGCCCCCAGCGCCTCATAGATGTAGCACAAGCTCTGATCAGGCAGGTTTTCGGCCGGGACGCGCAGCCTGTGGACGCCACCCCACTCGATCTGCATATGGCAGCGGTGGCAGAGGCGGAGGGCGTTGCGCGTGTCCCAGAGCGGCAGCTTGAGTCGGCGCAAAAGGCGCTTCGGGACGATGTGGTGGGCGTGGAAAGGTCCATGACTGCCGCAGTTGGCGCAGACGCGCTGCCACCGCGCCTCAGCCCGAAAGCTCGCCGGGTTCGAGATCGCCATTGATGAACTCCCCGTACAGCCACATCAGGACCTGGAGGCCCATCGCCTCCTTGTCGGCGTCAGTCCACAGGTGCAGTCGCCAGACGTGGACCTTCTGCCTCGGCGACAGGCGCGCGTGGCGGGCCTGCCAGTCGCGGCGGAAGTGCTCGTATGTGTCGTAGCCCTCGCGGCGCAGCGCCTCCTGGTCTTCGCCGATCAGGAACAGCGGCTCGACGCGGTGCTCCTCCAGCACGGCGAGCGTGTGGTCGTACTCGTACGGCGCCTGCGGGTACGCTCGCCAGTTCGTGTAGGCGACGACCGGCGTCGGCAGGCGCACTTTCTTGACGTGCATGACGCGGCCCTGGTCGGGGGTGCGAAACTCGGTCTTGCCGCCGTATCTGAACGCCGTCCAGTCGGGCAGCGGGACGCGCAGGAACAGGGTGCGTGCGGTGATCT